CTATTGCATAGTATTCCACTCAAACAATCCGACTCAAACTCTTTACTCGCCGATCTCACTCCACCAGCTGACGAAGTGACAAATCCTTTAGAATCAGATACTTGCGCGTCCATAGGTGTTTACCCTGATGCATTTAATGATGATTTAGAGGGGGTGGGGTCTATAAATTCAGGACAATCCGCGCCCGATGTTTCACATGAAACACCCCCCCATCAAAATCCTATAGAAAAAGGGTAGGGGGTAATATTTTGAAAAAAATAATTAACAACCACTCTCCTGAGATGGAAGCGCTACGGAAGTTTAAGTACATGTTTATGGACTGGGACCGTAGGAAATTTGAGGCTAAGGTAAAAGAGATAGAGAGTAAGGAAATGCCGGACTGGATGAAACATGTTCAACGGTGATATTAGACTGGCTAGGGTGGAGGACGTGATGAAGTTGGTCCGAGCAATGACGCTGGCTGAGATTAAGGCTGTGGTGAGAGAGGCTACGCAGTACCATGACTCTATCGTCCTGGCCATGGATCCGAAGTGGAGAAAGCCCCACTGGGAGGAGGATTTATGAGAACCGTATATGAGATACAGAAGGAGATCCAAGCCGTCTCCCATAAATTGAATAACTTGATTCTAGAGAAGAAGCTGACTCTTCAGTGGATTTGGAGCCATGAGAAACAAGCAGAAATACTGGCCGAGAAAGTCATTGAGAGAATGAAGGAAGAAAGATGAGTCCCGCGCAGAAAGAGACTTTTTTGATTATTGATGAATACTGGAAGAACTTTGGCTATGGACCGACCATTGATGACATCATGCGAATTACTGGCGAAAAAGGCCGGGGGAACGTGGCGCGGAAAATGAAGACGCTCATCGAAATTGGGGTTTGCAAAGGCTTGACTAACCGGTCACGGAGTATCCGGCCGGCGTACATTAATTTGAGGAACCTATGACGCAAGAGGAAATTATTCTAGAGTTAATTAATCTTCTGCCAGAGGAAGATCAAAAACCGTTCCTGCCAATAACGGAGTCCTTGAATGTCGCCGAGGAACGAGAAGCTGGGCAAACCGACTTTTTGTCGTTTGTACAGTCCGTCTGGCCAGGGTTTATCTATGGCCGTCACCATGCCTTGATGGCTCAAAAGTTTGAGGATATTGCCAATGGAAAATCTAAACGGCTTATTATTAATATGCCTCCCCGCCATACTAAGTCTGAGTTTGCCAGCTACCTACTTCCCGCCTGGTATCTTGGGCGCTACCCTAGTAAGAAGATTATCCAGTGTTCTAACACCGCCGAACTCGCGGTAGGCTTTGGTCGTAAAGTCCGTAACTTAGTAGCCTCCGAACCCTATTCCAAGATATTCCCAAACGTCTCTCTCCGGTCAGACTCCAAGGCCGCAGGTCGCTGGGCAACGAATGAAAACGGCGATTACTTCGCTATTGGTGTCGGCGGTACTGTGACTGGTAAAGGTGCTGATCTTCTAATTATCGATGACCCTCACTCGGAACAAGAAGCTGCTTTGGCGTCTTCTGACCCCGCGGTCTTTGATAAGGTCTTTGAATGGTACACCTCTGGTCCACGGCAGCGACTTCAGCCGGGCGGTTCGATCGTAGTCGTTATGACCCGCTGGGCAAAACGGGACTTAACCGGGAAAATCTGCCAGTCAATTATTGACCGTGACGGCGAGATCTGGGACATGATTAGTCTCCCAGCGATTCTGCCTACCGGAAAACCCCTCTGGCCAGAGTTCTGGAGCCTGAAGGAATTAGAGAGTTTGCGTGAGGAACTCCCTCTTCCTAAATGGCAGGCGCAGTACCAACAAGACCCAACCTCGGAAGAAGGCGCGATTGTCAAACGGGAATGGTGGAAAGTCTGGGAAGGGGAAAGACCTCCGCCCTGTGAATTTATCATCCAGTCTTGGGATACGGCATTTACCAAAAACGAGCGTTCAGACTACTCTGCCTGCACAACTTGGGGTGTATTCCATAAAGACGAAGACCAAAGCGATACCCACATTATTTTGCTGGACGCCATGAAAGAACGGCTTGAGTTTCCAGAGTTGAAACAACGCGCCCTCAATATGTATACTGAATGGGAGCCAGATGCGTGTATTGTGGAGGCTAAGGCGTCAGGCGCGCCACTGGTCTTTGAGCTAAGAAAAATGGGTATACCGGTACAAGAATTTACACCAACCCGTGGAAACGATAAGATTACCCGTGTAAACTCTGTTTCAGACCTATTTGCATCTGGTAAGGTTTGGGCGCCCCGCAAACGCTGGGCAGAAGAAGTCATTGAAGAGATGGCTGCTTTCCCTAACTCAGACCACGATGACTTAGTGGATTCGGCAACACAGGCATTAATCCGATTTAGAAAAGGCGGGTTTTTACGACTTCAGTCGGACGAAGAAGACGAAATTCAACTATTTAAATCTAGACGCGCAGTCAGTTATTACTAAGGAACGATATGGCAATTGAAAAATCAATGTATTCATTACCCCAAGGACTTGAGGCCGCAGCGGCCATGCAAGAGCCAATCGAGATCGAGATCGAAGATCCAGAGGCAGTCCGAATTGGCATAGACGGTCTAGAGATTGAGATTACGCCTAAAAAAGAAACGGCAGATGATTTTGACGCCAACCTTGCGGAATACTTAGATGAGCGTGAACTAGTTCAGATCTGCGGTGATTTATTAGGTGATGTAGAGTCAGACGTCAGCTCCCGTAAAGACTGGATGCAGACCTATACAGACGGCATCGAGCTGTTAGGTATGAAGTTAGAAGAGCGCTCTGAACCATGGGAAGGCGCATGCGGTGTATACCATCCACTCCTTTCCGAAGCCTTAGTCAAGTTCCAAGCCGAGACGGTTATGGAGACCCTGCCTCCCGCTGGTCCAGTTAAGACTGTGATTGTCGGCAAAGAAACACCAGAGAAGATGGCTGCGGCTGATCGTGTCCAAAAAGACATGAACTACCAGATTACCGAAGAAATGCCAGAGTTCCGCCCGGAGCATGAGCGTATGTGCTGGGGACTTGGCCTTTCAGGTAACGCCTTTAAAAAGGTTTACTTTGATCCTTCCCTAAACCGTCAAGTTTCCTTGTTCGTCCCTGCCGAAGATTTAATCGTCCCTTACGGCGCGACAGACCTTCAGTCAGCCGAGCGCGTTACCCACGTCATGCGTAAGACTGAGAATGAGATGCGCAAACTGCAAGTTGCGGGATTCTACCGCGATGTAGACCTTGGCGATCCAGTTACCTCGTTTGATGAAGTAGAAAAGAAAATTGCTGAAAAGATGGGTTTTCAGGCGTCTACAGATGACCGGTATAAAGTGCTTGAGATTCAAGTCAACTTAGATATTGCAGGCCACGAAGATGTAGATGAAGATGGCGAACCTACTGGAATAGCCTTACCGTACATTGTGACCATTGAAAAAGGCACTCAAAATGTACTGGCTATTCGTAGAAACTGGAGACCAGAAGATGAGACCAAACAGAAACGCAATCACTTTGTTCATTACGGCTACGTTCCGGGCTTTGGCTTTTACTGCTTTGGCCTTATTCACCTTGTCGGGGCTTTTGCTAAGTCTGGTACTAGTCTTATTCGGCAGCTCGTGGATGCAGGAACACTCTCAAATTTGCCAGGCGGCTTTAAGACCCGTGGCTTGCGAGTCAAAGGTGACGACACTCCTATTTCCCCAGGTGAGTTCCGAGATGTGGACGTACCATCCGGGGTCCTCAAAGACAACATTCTGCCATTACCTTATAAGGAACCCTCACAAGTCCTCTATAGCTTGCTTGGCACAATTGTAGAAGAAGGCCGCCGATTTGCTTCGGCATCGGATATGAAGATTGCCGACATGTCAGCCAACACACCAGTTGGTACAACATTGGCTATTCTGGAACGTACTCTCAAAGTAATGTCCGCGGTTCAAGCCCGTGTTCACTACAGCCTTAAACAAGAACTTAAGCTCTTAAAAGACATTATTCGTGATTACACCCCAGACGAATACAGCTATCAGCCTGACATTGGCACTCGTTTTGCCAAGCAGTCTGACTACGATAACTGCGATGTAATCCCAGTTTCAGATCCAAATGCGGCCACGATGAGCCAGAAGGTCGTTCAGTATCAAGCCGTCCTTCAGCTTGCCCAACAAGCGCCACAGTTATACGACATGGGTCAACTGCATCGTCAGATGCTGGAAGTCTTGGGAATTAAGAACGCCAAGAAGCTGGTTAAGATCGAGGACGATCAAATGCCAGAAGATCCAATTACGGAAAACATGAACATTATTAACATGAAGCCCGTTAAGGCCTTCCTATATCAAGACCATCAGGCACACATCACCGTGCATATGAATGCCATGAAAGATCCAAAAATGGCAGCTTTGATTGGTCAAAATCCACAGGCTCAAGCAATTGGTGCGGCGGCGATGGCGCACATTCAACAGCACTTAGCCTTTGAATACCGCAAGCAAATGGAGCAATTGATGCAAATGCCGCTGCCAAATCCAGAGGACAGCGAAGATCATATTCCACGAGATCAAGAAGTTCAGTTATCCATCATGGCAGCACAGGCTTCCGATGCTTTGTTGCAACGCAACCAAACCGAAATTGCAGCGCAGCAGGCAGAACAGGCCAAGCAGGATCCAATAATTCAGATGCAAGCGCAAGAACTTCAGCTCAAACAAGCCGAAGAACAGCGCAAAGCAGCAAAAGATCAAGCGGATGCAGCAGAAGCAGCTGCCCGTTTGGAGTTGGAGAGGGAAAGAATCGCTTCACAAGAGCGTATAGCCGGTGCCCAGATTCTGGCAAAAACAGAAAAAGACCAGGCAGAAATAGAAATCAAAGCAATGCAAGCAATGAATCAAGCTAACAAACCTCAAACAGGGAATAGATAGTGAATAAATATTTAGATTACCTCTTGACTGAATACGGTCAACGCATCGAAATGCTCCAAAAAGCAGTCGCGGCGGGAAACTGTATGAATCATGAGGAATATAAGTACGCATGTGGGCAAATTAGAGGTCTTGAGTCCGCATGTTTAACCATTACAGACCTCAAACAACGAATGGAGAACTCAGATGAGTGAAACCACAATACTGATCGGCTCAAACCCCGATCAGCCGCAAGTGGTAGGAGCAGTAAATTTTGAAGCAACGGCAGAAGAAAAGGCAAAACAACTGCCAGAACCATCTGGATACCGCATTTTGTGCGTAATTCCAGAGATTGAAGAGGCTTATGAGAGCGGTATTCTCAAGGCTGACAAGACAATGCACTTTGAAGAAATGCTTTCAACGGTGTTTTTTGTCGTAAAGATGGGACCGGATTGCTACAAAGACGCATCCAGATTCCCAAC